GTCTACATCTACAGATGATACATTACATGTACAAGCAGTTAAGTTGATGGATGGTGATAACTACTTTGATTTTACCAATCCTTTTCAAGAATTAGCATTTTCTTGGTTGAGAGTTCATCCAACAATTGCCTCTAGCTATCAGGCTTGGGAACGTGGTGAAGTTCCTGCAGATACACAATTTTACGTTGCTGATGATGAAATTGAGAATGCAGTGATATTCAAAAAGAAACAATTGATCAACAAGGCTATTGTCAAGTTTGATGCAATGACTCCAGAGAAGAAGCGTAAAGTAGCAAGATTGTTAGGATTACCTGTTACAGAAGATACTAAAGAAGAATCTGTATACAACCAGGTAGATAACCTATTAAAACAAACAGAATTCAAGAATGGCAAACATGCTGGTTTAAACCCTGTAGAGGTGTTCACCAGATTTGCAGATATGAAGGAAAACTTACTCCATATTAAAGACTTGGTTAAGCAAGCTATCGCTCACTCAGTATATCGTTTAAAACCTAACGGTAAGATCTATGAAGGTGAATTTGAGATTGCTAAGGATGAAGATGATTTAGTTAAATTCCTTGCTGATGAAGATAACCAAGACGAATTATTAACCTTGGAAGGAAAATTAAAAACTAAGAAAATAGCTTCTGTATGATACCTGTAGATAGTTTATTATATAAAATTGACCAGAAACTAAATAAACTATCGACTAACGAACATCAACAAATCCAATTGGAAGATAAGATTTTAGCTTTAAATGAAGCTCAGATCAAGTTGATTAAACAGAAGGTTGACGGTCAAAACACAGTTTCTGGTTTAGGTCTTGATGCTTTTAAGAAGCGTTATGAAGACCTACAAAATCTGGTTGTAGATTACAATAAACAACCTCTTGACTTAACAATCAAGAATGCTGAATTAAATCAATGGTCGGCTGGACTAGATCAACTCGATCCAAAGTATATGTTCTATGTAGATAGTTATGTACTTGCAGATAAGGGTAGATGTAAGGATAGACAAATATGGATTAATAGAGACTTGGCTAAGCATAGCGATTTGCAATTCTGCTTAAACAATACCCATTACAAACCATCGTTTGAATATCAAGAAACGTTCAACCTCCTAACTTCTGATGAGATTTCTATATTTACTGACGGTACATTCACACCTAAGAAAATATACATATCATACATGAGATATCCTAAATATATTAATAAAGAAGGATATGTTATGTTAGACGGACAGGACTCTTTCGATCAAGACTGTGAACTGGAAACATACCTGGAAGATGAGTTGTTAGACTTAACAGTTCAAAACCTAGCAATGTATACAGAGAATCAATCTGCAGTTCAAAGTGCTCAGTTTAGAATTCAGACAAACGAATAGTTATTTTCACAATTTAAATAAAACAAAATGGCTGATTTTTCATTAACTACGCTCTTCGTAGTGCCAGTAGGAAACTCTCTACCTAGCCCTGGTACCTCTACGCAAGACTTGACCGCAGGTCAATTTGGTATTTTTAGAAGCGATTACTCTGTAGCTACTGCAGGTAACATTGCTGCTAAACCATACTTCTATTTAGCTCAAGGTAGAGTTAACACTTACTTACAAGGTTCTAAGCGTTCTGACAAGATTGCTTCTGCACAAGTTAGTGAGTGGTATAAAGTTGTTGGTAACCCAGTTGCTTCTAACCAAGTAACTGAAATTGGTAACTTCAACGTTAAAGCTGGTGATGTTGTAACATTCACATTACGTGCTCATTCTTCTTACATTGACACATTGTATTTCAACGGTTTCACCCGTTCTATTACAGTTGTTGCTCCTTGTTTAGAGTGTGGTGGCGATCCTTGTGCAGATGTTGATGTTCCTGCTTTCATTGATCAAGCTATCTTAAAGTTTGAACAAGCTGCTCCAGGTAACAACCCTGACAACATTAGCTTCAACACTTTCTATCAATTCCAAAGAGTTGGTAACGATCAGAACGCTAAGTTAGTTATCTCTGGTAAACCATTAACTAAATATGGTCAACCATGTGATGTTGCTGCTTTCCCTTGGGAATACGATCGTATGTACTTCCGTACTTTCGTGTACAGTGGACCAGCTACAACTGCTGACTTCATCGTTGCTGACAATTGTAACATTGTTGCTGAGGCTGTAGTTACTCAACGTGCTTCTTATGTATCTGGTACTTCAGATGAGATCAAGCAATTAGAGAAAAACTTCTATAGCTACCAAGCTGGTTACCTTAAGCATTTGTACAGAATGGTTGGTTACAACGAGAACTTTGAGTCTTGGGTATCTGACGGTACTACTTATGACACTTATTACATTAAGTTCAATGAGTATGACAAATCTGCTTACAAGTGGGGTGATTACATCATCGAAGATAGCACTGTAATCCTTGCTATCCCTAGTGGTGCAACTGCTGCAATCGAGGCAATCTTAGTTGCTGGTTTAGGTCCTGTTACTGATGATAGCGGTCCTATCACAAGTACTACTTCTACTACAACTACTGTTTGGCCTAGTACTTCAACAACAACTACTTTGATTCCTTAATAGAATACAAGTAGAATCATATAACCTATGCCAGAGGGTGAGAGGATATTTCTCAAGTCCTCTGGCATATTTATTTTAAAGACATGACCTTAGATATACTGGTAATACCAACTTATAATACATTAACATTAGGTGTGGCAGATGCATCAACTTATGATACAAATCCTCCTGTTGTAAACTCTCCGACTATTGAAATAACAATGCCTGGATTTGCACCTGTATCTCTACCATTTAATGTAAATGACTTTAATATATTTAATTCAGTTTCTTTAGGACTTAGTGCTTTAGGAGATCCATTGATTCCTTTACCTGATGGAATCTATACATTAACATATTCTGTTGCTCCTGCATACGAGAACTTTGTTACCAAAACCATCATTCGTGTTGAACAATTACAAGAGAAATTTGACAATGCTTTCATGAAGCTTGATATGATGGAATGTGATCTTGCTATCAAGACACAAGCTAAGGTAGATTTAAATAGTGTATACTACATGATTCAGGGTTCTATTGCTGCAGCTAATAACTGTGCTGTAGATACTTCTAATAAATTGTATGTACAAGCAAACAAAATGCTTAATAATTTTATCAAAACCAATTGTGGTTGTTCTGGGAATAACTACATAATCAATTTCCACTAGTATGGCAAACTGTAGAAACTGCGGTCTAAAGGTAGGTTGCGGTTGTCAATTAATTAATGGCTTATGCTCAGCCTGTAATAACAAGCTGAAGCAAGCAACTCAAAGAATAAAAAATGTTATTACCAAGGCTTACAAACTGTGTTGATTGTGCAACTATACCTGCACTATTAGCTGATATTGATTGCAAGTTAACAGACTTGGCAAATAATCAATATAATAATATCGTATTCTCTTTAAACTATCCTGTACCAGGAGTTGTAATTGGTGACTTACTAAACTATAAAAGGATCTTAACTTACAAGTTTTGTAATCCTGAATACTGTGGTCAATTTACTGTACAGATGATAGCTAGTAAAGTAAAACTCTTAATTCATAAATAATTTATAAAATGTCTTGTACAAATTGTTATAACGGTTGTGTAGAGATTGTTTCTGATAAATGTGTTAGATATACAGGAGAAACTGTTCCTTCCTTAGGAATAGAAACTGGTGATAACCTTCTTGTTGTAGAGCAAGCTCTTATTAATAAAGTGGTTAGTTTTCTAGATGGAACAGGAATCTCTATCGCCATAGATCCAGATGATTATTGTAATTTAGTTACACAATATCTTCCTCCTTGTTTTCCTGAGTGTGGAAACCCTTCTGCTTTAGATTTGTTTACAGCTTTAGTAAAAGCTGCATGTAATTTACAAGTACAGGTTGATGCTGTAGAAGCTGATATTGCTGTATTGAACGCAAACTATGATGTAGATTGTCTTACAGGTGTAACACCCTCTTCTGATACACATGCTGTTGTACAGGCTGTTATTACAAAGCTTTGTGACTTAGGTGTAGATCTAGCTGCATTAGCTCTTGATTTAGATACTAACTATGTAAAGCTTTCTGACTTAAACACTTTAATTCAGGCTTATTTAGATAGTATTGCTCCTGCTAGTCAGAACTATACAAAGATGGTTCCTTATACAGCTGTAGAATACTATGGTCCATTGAGCTACTTTGATATCACTGGGGCAGGTAATCCTGCTGATGGATTTGACAAAATCTATCTATGTAATGGCTTAAATGGAACTCCTGATAAAAGAGGACGTGTTGCTGTAGGAGCTATTGTTGGTGTAGGTGGTGGGGCTTTAGATCCTGCTGTTGATCCTATTAATGTTGGTAACCCTAACTATGCTCTTGGAGATGGTGGTGGTGCTAATAGTGTAATATTAAATGCTACACAAATCCCTGCACACTCACATCCTGTTACAGTTACTGATCCTGGTCACGTGCATGCTCCTGGTAGCTCTATCTTTAGAGGTAACAGAACTACAGATGACTCTGGTGGAACACAGTGTGTTGCTACACAATTAACAAATGGTGATCCAGCACTCACTGCACCTGAATACACAACAAATGCTAGTACAGGCATAAATGTAGCTGTAGGTAATACAGGTGGTGGATTAGCTCATGCTAACATCCAACCTGTACGTGCTTGCTACTACATCATGTACATTCCTTAATCGATTAAACTAAATTATAATGGCTTGTGTACCTGGTACCCCTTGCTTTGAAAATACGGTAAATGCCTATTACCCTAAACCATGTGATAATGGTTGGGTTATAGATAATTATCCTATCCCTACATCATATAGTCAATATGATGGACCGAATCTACCTAACTCAGGAGTTAATAATAAAGATAATTTAAATGTTGTATTACAAAAGTTAGATAATAAACTAAGTGCTTCAGAAATAGCTGATGCATTATTTGCAGCTATTGTAAACGATCCAACAGTAGCTGTAGCATTTTGTACATTGGTAAATCAGTGTGTTAACTATAGCACCACTACAACAACTACAACAGTAACACCAACAACAACTACTACAACATCTAGTTCTACCTCAACAACAACTAGTACATCAACATCTACTACTACTTCTACTTCTACTAGTACATCAACTACCACTACCACAACTACTGCTACACCAACTACCACTACTACTACAACTTCTGCAATAGCTTATCCTGTAGATTTCCGTCCTAGAAGTGCTTCTTCAACTTCTCAACAATTTAAAATTTGGTTTAGTACTGATTTTGGAGGAACATGGACATTGTGGACTACATCACCTTTACCTATAGCTGTATATCCTTCTTGGGATGCCTATGGAGGATTATCATTCTTTGGAGGTCAAACTATATATTTTGGATTAACTGATTTGTCTGATAATGATATTCAATTTGGTACAGGTGTAGGCAACTTAGATAATGATTTTACAAGTTTGTGTGGTCGTTCTAATCCTTACATTATAAATAATATTAGTAGTAGCATAATTACTTACTTGAATGTAAATGTAAATGCAGGAGCACTTGTAACGTGTTAAACCAATTTTCAATAAACTTATAATATGACAGTATTAATTACATTAACGACAGCTGGTTCTTCAACAGGACCATTCAGCTTATATTCAAACGTAGATTCATATTCTGTACCATTTGAAACAGGTGTAGCTAAATCTAGCTTATTAGCTGGATATACATCTGTATTGGTTCCAGCTAGCACAACAATAGTTCGTGTTATGTCTACAGGAGATTGTACAAACTATGTAGATATATCTATAGTACCATGTACTACAACTACAACTACAACAACATCTAGTAGCACTACAACTACGACTACCACAGCAACTCCAGGATGTCAACAGATATTCTTATATCCAAACAATATAAATGCTTGCGACCATTCGGGAGGTTTAACTCAATATGATACTGATAATGCTCTAGCTCCTACGAGATTTTGGATATTAGGTGAGTGTGGAATAACTCCTGTTAGTGGTGGTAATCTTTGGTTCTCACAAGGACCTGGTGCAAATAGCTACCAAGTAGATAATGGTGGATTCATTATTGCAACAACAGCATGTCCTTAACATAAAATATCAAAAACCTTGTTTTGTTGGTTTTACAAGGTATCCCCTGGCCTTTCTAGGCTGGGGGTTTTTGTTTAAACTCTAATCAAATTGATTAATCTATATAATTAAATTGGTTAATTAAATTTTGTAAATGTCAAAATTAGTTCGTACCTTTACACCAATTTTAACTAAATTAAACCATATATGCCTGAAAATCAATCCTTGCTACAACAGCTAGAAGAGATTCTACACTGGAAAAAGAGTAAAAAATTCTATGCGGATAAGCTTGGAATTACAGAGTTTGAGGTGGATGAGTTACTAAGAGAATTAAGAAATCAAGAGAGAAGTGAAGAAGATGCTGAGGTTGGAAATTACATTGCTGAGCTAGAGAACGTAATAGTTAAGTTTACAGAGGACATTAGTAAAGGTGTTGGTGAAGTGGTAGCTAACTTTAGCGAAGAGGTTAAAAGCTTAGATGAACTAATTGAGAAGTGTCACATAGACACAGATAAATGGGAAATAACTAAATATGTACAGAACTTCTGGGGGAATGGTGGAAATCCCCACTGGCAGGTTAAAGCCTGGTTAGCAAAGAAGTCTACAGAGCAAGTGTTTCAAGACAGCTTTGTAGACTTTTTAGCTTCATATCAGCCTGTTAGTCAGGAAGTTATGAGTCCTAAGTTCTCTCCAGAGAAACCAAATGGTATGTTAGTTATCAACAAACAAGACTCTCATTTAAACAAATGGGATGTAGATGGTGATAACAATGTACTAGATAGATTGGCTAAGATTATGTATAAGGTGGAAGTGATTGCTGCACAGGCTGAACTTTCAAACAACCTAGAAGAAATCACATACATCATTGGCTCAGATGAGTTTAATAGTGAATATACCAATGCAACTACAAAAGGAACCCCTCAACAGAATACACATACATATCATGATTCTTTTAGATATATATGTGACCATGAGGTGTTAATGATTACAATGTTATTACAATACGCTAAACATGTTAATGTAGTGTATGTAGCAGGTAATCACGATGAGTTTGTAGGATGGCATATGGTTAACTGGTTACAAACGTATTTTAGAAATACAGACAGACTTACAATTGACAGCTCTCCTAAATACAGAAAGTATGTAAGTTATGGCAATTCAGCATTAATGTTCAATCATGGGGATGCGATTAAGCCAGCTAAACTTGCAGCACTGTTTCCAATAGAATATAGAGACCAATGGTCATTCCACCATAACTTCTATATATTCACAGGAGATAAGCACCATGAAGTGAGTCATGACTTTAACGGTATTAAATTTTACCAAATTCCAGCTTTCTCAAATGCTAAGAGCCTTTGGGATGATAAGATGGGTCACACAATGTCTAAAGCTGAAGTGACAGCATTCTTAATCGATCAAGCTGAGGGAATGACAAATATATTCAAACAGTATTTATAATGGCAACTTTAAGGAAATTAGTTTCAGATGTGCGTGCAATGCACAAATTGTTATCAACAGATAACTTAATCACTGATAGAGTGGTTGCATCTGAGATTAAGAACAACACACTTTTATTAGTAAAACGTGAGACAAATCTCAGAAAGCTTTGGGCTACTGATACTTTGTTTACTACCATTCCTTGTTTGGAATTGGTAGAAGTTCCTATTTCTGAATGTTGTGATTATGTGGATCCTTGTACTGTAGCTAGAACAAAATTTAAACTTCCTCGTATCTGCGAGGGTAATTATCAATACCTCATTCAAGGTGTTTATTCAATAAACGCTATGAGTGGGCAAGGCAAAAAGTTGAAAGAGATTACTATCAATAGATATTTAAATCTCTTAAAACTTCCAATCATCAAGAATGAGCAATACTATTGGATTTCAAATGGTTATTTATATGTAAATAATCCTTTGTTACAAGCTGTTAGAATTGCTGCTTTCTTTGAAGAAGATGTTCCTAATGAGATCATGTTTGCTGAGTGTTGCTGCAGTGATAATGTTAATCTAGAAGAGTATTGTAAAAATCCTCTAGATAAAGAATATGGCTGCCCTGGTTATTTAGAAAAGCAAGTGCTAGAACTGACATCTCAAAAGCTGTTATCAACCTACTTTAGATTGAAGACAGATCAAACATCAGATGGGGTGGATGGTCAAGCACCAAACACAACTAATGCAAACTAATGCGAACAAAAGTTGATTGGAGAAGCTCCAGCAAAGAAAACTACAATAATTTCTGTAAAAAGAACCCTTCCGTAAAAATCTCATTTGACCAATGGAGAAACATTATCTATTTGTATAATGAGAGCTTCAAGAACTATATTCTAGAAACTGGAGAGAAAGCTAAACTTCCTTTTGGATTTGGTGACTTCTCAATTAATAAGAAGAAGAGGAAGAAGATGAAACTAATCGATGGTAAGGAATATGTTAACCTACCAGTTGATTGGAAAAGATCTAAAGAGAAGGGTAAAATAATCTACAACTTTAACTACCACACTGAAGGATATTTCTTTGGGTGGATGTGGTTTAGAGAATCAGCTAGATTCAAGAACATGAAACTCTGGTACTTCAAACCATCTCGTACAACCTCAAGGTTGTTATCTCACTACCTAAAAACCAACGATCAATATCAACATATTTATCGTGAATGGAAAAAATAAAATAAATGTCATATTACTACAAGTATAACTTCATCTCCCCTGAGCCTGTCTATGCGACTGTGAAAGAAGAGTTTAAAAGCTACTTCGATACAGGTGCTGTAGATGATTTGTTATTCCCTACATACCTGGATAAATGTCTTAGGAAACTAGGAAAGTCTTCTTATGTTATTAGCGAACAGCTTCTATATATTGAGGACTTTGAAGCTAGACTTCCTGACAACTTCTTTGCTGTAAGAGAAGCTTGGTTGTGTACAGCAATCCCTGGCTACCCTTACCAAACAGCTAACTCATTCTATTCTCAAGCAGCTTCATTAACAACAATACAGGTTAGTCCTGTTATTTCTGGAGGAGCCCCTTGTACCAATCTACAATGTACAACAGGTTGTCCTGAATGTATGCCTGAGCTTATTCAAGCTGTGTATAAGACTAATCAACAAGTGGCTGTAGAATATCACAGACAATACTTATTAAAACCAGGTAATATATCTGTTAAAGCACATTGTGATTTACAGTGTGCAAACTTTGGTAGCTCTGCTGCTGACTCATTTGATATTAGAGATAACAAGTTTGTTACCAACTTTAGAAATGGTGTAGTTCACTTAGTGTTCTATTCTACAGCATATGATGGAGCAGGTAATGAGTTGATTCCAGATAACTATCGTATTAGAGAGTTCGTAGAAGCTTTCATTAAATACAAGGTGATAGAAACACTCACTAACCAAGTGAACGATGAAACATATAATCAGCTAGAGAGGAAGATGATGAACTATAAACAACAAGCTGATGAAGCATTTATCATGGCTGACATTGAGGTGAAGAAGCAAGATTCTTGGAGTAAACAAAGAAGAATCATCCAAGACTTAAACAGATTTAATAGATACGAACTACCAAATAGAAGCTACAGATATGGCTGGAGAAGAAACAACTAATATTAAACAAGAGTATAACAATGCTACTACTGGCTTGAACATGGATCAATCTGTAAATCAGGTTGAGAAAGGTAAGCTTACGTATGCATTGAATGCTAGTGTTGAGAACTTTGACTCAGATTCTGTTAACTATCAGAATGAGCCAGGTAATGAGTTATGTCTAGACTTTCCTACAGGCTATCATTTAATAGGAACTCATTTTATTGTTGAACAAAATAAACATTTATTCTTCTTAACTAATCCTGAAACAGGAGATAGTCAGATTGGATATATGGATAACAATGATTGCGTATATCGTGTATACGTAAGTTCTAAATGTTTAGGCTTTGATATAAAATATCCTATTCTTAAAGCTGTTCATAAGATTACCAATTGCACTACAGAAGTGTATTGGACAGATGGTCTTAATCCTAGAAGATACATAGACCTAAATAATATTCCATATAAGTTAGCTCCTACAGCTGATTTATGTAATCCTATTTATACTAATGAACTTGATTGTAATCAATTAAATGTTCAGCCTAATTTTAATATTCCTTCATTAGATGTAACTGATGTTACAAATGGTGGTGACCTCACTGCTGGTACATATCAGTTTGCCATCCAGTATTGTGATGCTGCTGGTAATCCATACACATCTTTCTACTCTGTTACCAATCCTACACCTATTGCTGATCCTCAAGTTACCACACTAGATTTTAACTATCAAGTGGGTAAATCTATTATAGTTAGTGTTGGTAATCTAGATACCACTGGACAATTCCAATATTTCAACCTTGCTGTAATTAAAACAGTGAATGGTATATCATCTGTAGAGTTAGCTGGAACTTATTTTATAGAAGACAGCACTAGAAACATAACTTATACAGGACAGAATGTTACACAGATTCGTCTCACTATTAATGAAATATTTGAGAAGTATCCATACTATGAGGTGGCTCAAGACTTAACCACTGCCCAAGATATTCTTATCTGGGATAATCTTACCTCCATAGATAGAATCAACTATCAATCAATTGCAACTCAAATTGATCTTAAATGGGAAACTTATAGAATCCCTAGCACAGAAACCTATGCTGATGAACTGAACGCTACAAATCTTAGAGGTTATCTAAGAGATGAAGTGTATGCGTTTGAGATAGTTTTCTTATTAAGTAATGGTAAGCAAACAGATGGTTTCCATATTCCTGGTAGAGCAATTAGTGCTAATGAAGGTTCTCAACCAGATGTACCTAGTACTAACCCTGACTTTATTGGAGAAGGTACAAGTGCACCTTATTGGAAGATTTATAATACAGGTTCTGTAACAGGATTTTCTCCTGGATATTCACCAAGTCAATCATATAAAGGACCTTACCAATACGGTGAGTTTGCTTATTGGGAATCAACTGAAACATATCCATGTAATGTGGATGTATGGGGTGATCTTGCTGGTCAGCCTATCAGACATCATAAATTCCCTGATGTACTTGTAAGTCCTATATTTGAAAGTCCTACATACACACTAGGGTCAGGTTTTACACCAGTGATGCAAAGTGATGCTGTGTTTCCAATGGGTGTAAAGATTGATGTTCAACAAGTTGCATACTTGGTGTATTCATCTAATCTTACACAGGCACAGAAAGAAAGTATTGTAGGATTTAAGATTGTAAGAGGGGATAGAAATACAAACAAATCTATTGTAGCTAAGGGTATTCTTAGAAACGTAGGTAAATATAAAAGAGAAGAGACAGAATTCTACTTCCCTAACTATCCATATAACGATCTTAACAAAGATGAGTTTCTTCTTGAGAACAACAATGCATATCTTGATCAGTGTATTACTTATAATGTAATATCCACTGCAACATGTGTTATACAATACACTGATTGTTTTTCAAACACAACAAAGACAGAAACACTAATAGTTGGAGCTACAAAAAAGATATGTTCTCTCAGTACTCCTGTAGTTATGAGTGGAACAGCTACAATCACTGTAGTTACATACAACACATACAATCTTACTAGTTCAGCTACCACTGTATTCCAATATCAAGATCCATTAACCACTGTATTTAAACAAATCACAGTTACAGGTAATGGTTTACAACAAGTGAACTCATTGGTTCTTCCTGTATACTTATCTGGATCAGCTAGCTATAGTATTACAACTGATGCAACAAAGAACTCACTTTGTTATCCTGATAAACTAAATGCATTTGCTACAGATGAGTCTAAATATAGAATGATATTTAACTCACCTGAAACATCTTTTGGACAACCTTTCTTAGGTTCTGTTCTTAAGCTTGAGAATGTTATGTTTGGTGCTGGGATAGCTCATTTTGTAGAAGTTAAGAAGAATGCTACATACAAACTTCTTACAGCAGAAGCTCAACAAGATGCTCTTACATCTAGTGAAGTTATTGGTCGTATAACATCACCATTCAGTGCTTCAGCAATGTTTGCTGCATACCAAGCATACCTAACTATCTATATAAATGGAATCACTAGAAGAAACTATGGTTATTCATTTAACTCAATAGCTAGTTATGATTATAGTGGAGCAATTGATAATAACTTAGGTATCAAACAAAGACAACTAGATAAGTATCAATACGTTATACCAGGTGTACAATCTGTAAGTGACTTACATGATCTTAACAACTTTAACAGAGAATCATCTGTATATCTAAAGACTATTGAAACTAGAGATGGTTCATCAGTGGTGCCTTTACCATTCCCTAATCAGACTCCTAGTCTTTTAGTTGGTGGTGTAAGTGGTATCTCTGATACATCAAGATTCACCATATCACAGAAGAACAACTGTTCTGTACCTGGTAAAAACGAAGCAATTAATGTAGTTTCTTACTATGGATCATTAAAGAACATCTTTGTTAATCAGTGGGGTCAAATATATTCTTACAATACAATTGACACAGGTTTCCAAGAAAGCATTGATATTAACAATATGATGTTTTCTACACCTAAGTCAGCCACTATGTTTGGTGGTGATACATTTATTAGCAAGTTTGCATTTAAGACTAAACTTCCATTCTTCTTTGATGACAGAGTGAATGCTCCTGACGATAGTGATATATTCTATGATGAGATTGGTAATGTGGCTTATCCACAATACTGGCACTCATCTAGATCTGTATTACAAGATTTTACATTAAGTACAGGCGAGGTGTTAAAGAACATGATTTCTTATAAAGCACACAATTTTGATTGTCCTAACAACCAAGATCCTGCACCTGACTTAGCAACAAACCCTCCTGTAGTAAATCCTAACAGAACATTCTACGATGGTAAGATGTATATGTTTGCTTATGGGATTCCTTCTTTCTATTGTGAATCTTCTATAAATGTAGACTTACGTCAAGCATTCAATAGTTTAGAAGGTGACTTCTATCCACACGTGAGCTCAGGTATTCCTGATAACTGGTTACAAGAGTCTGTAGTTCCTATTGCTTTTGATAATACATATTATTATAATGTAACGTTCTCAAAGCAAAACAAAGAGAACACATTCACTCACCTACCTGCAGATTGGGCTGAGCAACTTTGTTATACCAAATATCCATTCAGAGCTGTATACTCAAATCCTCAGGATGTACTTGCTGATAATAGAGTGAACAGTTGGTTAATCTATAAACCTATTTCATTCTTTGATTTCCCTCAAAACTTTGGAGGTCTTGTATCACTAGATGGTATTCAGAACAAAGCTGTATTAGCTAGATTTGAGAACAAGTCATTGTTATACAATACAATGCTTACAGTTCAAACTAGCAACCCACAAGCTGCTTATTTAGGTAATGATACATTATTTAAGAGTGCTCCTCCAATTGACTTTGCTGAAACAGATCTTGGATATGTAGGAGCTCAGAATAAGTTCTTGTTAAAGATTCCTCAAGGGCAGATTACAGTAGATGCTAAGAGAGGACAGGTGTTTTTAATTGCAGGTAATCAGGCTACTGACTTATCAGGATTTGGTTCAGGACTTAATAAGTTCTTCACAGACCATTTAGCATTTGAAATCTTACGTTACTATCCTGATGTAAACACAGATAACCACTATGATGGTATTGGCTTACATGGAGTGTTTGATAGTAAGTATGACAGGGTGATTATATCTAAACTAGATTATATTCCTAATAGCAAAAACATTAAATATGATGCTGTTAAGAGAGAATTCTATATAGAAAGAACTCTAGGTGAGAGCGTAATAAGAACAGTGGTAAGTGTTTATGATCCAGAGTACTTCTGTAACAAGTCATGGACTCTTTCATTTAGCATGAACACTAAGAGTTGGATTAGCTTCCACAGCTATATTCCTAACTTCTATATAGCTGAGAATAACTTCTTCTATTCTGGATTGAATGTTGGGTGTGACTTAGAAGCTATTGCTTTCTCTGAGATTCCTAACTGTACAACTACTACAACTACCTCAACAACATTAGATTGTAGATTGGTAGGTACAGCAGTTGATCTATGTGTAGATTGTACAATAGAAGGTACAGCTGTAGAAGAGTGTACAACTACCACCACTACAACATCTAGTAGTACCAGTACAACAACTAGCACTAGCACTACAACAACCACCACTACTGTAAGTCCAACAACTACAACAACCACTAGTAGCACTTCTACTAGTACTACAACCACTACAACCACTGCTCCACCTGCACCAGAGTGTGAATTAGATGGAACAGCTATAGAAGAATGTCCTTCGTAATTAATTAAGATATGTCTAAAGTAATAACAATAAAATTAACAAAGGCTGGTGTTAGAACTGGACCGTTTAAGATTTCTGATAACTACGGAAATGTCTTAGGAACTAATATTCCTAAGAGCCAAGTTATTTCTGGAATCACATATTCGGTTAGTGATGATGTTACTGTTATTATTATTGAATCTATAGGAAAGTGTAAGACAAGATTACAAATGTCTATAGAGGAACTATGCATTGCAGATGTGGCAGCTATTAAGTTTGTACCTACAAATACCCCGTCTTTATGGAGACACTTAACTAATACAACAATTTACAATGTATTCTATGGAAACATAGAACCTTATATTATAGAATATCCATTTGCCTATCAGTATTATGATGAGATCTTACAGAATGTAAAAGATTACACAAAGGCATATAGATACCTCCCTATACCAGATGGTGTGTTCAATGATAACGCTAAGATAGAAACAAACACAGTTTATTTCAACAAAGCTATCCTGTACAATGGACAACAGTCTTCTGGTGTATTAGAGTTGGTTCCTAAACCAATTAACAACTTAAAGGAATACTTGAAGTATCCTATGTATAACGCTGATAGTAAGACAATTACATTTACTAAATCAGATAATTTCTATCAATACAATACATTCTGGTCATTAGTTAAAGATAAATCCGTACCTTTGTTTGTAACAGGTTGTGACTCATTGTCTATAGATAAGGTTGTAAATCAACCAAATATGGATTATGGAAAGAGATCATTTAAGAAAGAACCTCTACGTGCGAAGGATTTAAAGGTGAGACACGTCCTAGATAATAGATCAGATGCCCATTTGATAAGTCAATTCATTATTACACCATCTCAAATTTCTTACAAATAATGGCTAACAATATTAACTGTACATGTGGACATTCTTGGAGCAAAGCAAGCTCTAGCAAGAAAGATATGTATGTATGTCATATATGTGGAAAGGATAATACTATGAAAGATGGTGGTTGGTTAGATAACTATGGTAAGAAGCCTAATCCTAATGAGGTGGATGTATCTATGGGTCCTGGTTATGTAGGACTAGCTTATGATACAACAGGTAGAAACTATTCTCCTGCATGGGGTGGACAGTTTCAGAGTGGTGGTTTCTTACAACCTATTAGTTACAAATTACCTTCACGTTATAGAATTCCTTATGCTGAGCCTAGCACTGAATTAGCTACGTCTATAGGTGGAGAAAAAGGAGAACCAGCTTATTTAATACCTACATTTAAAGGTGGTAAGGATTTAAAAGATCCTGTTGCTGAATATAAAAAGACAGGTGAACATCTTGGTGGTCCATTTAAAACGTATCAAGAAGCTGAGAAGTGGGAACAAGAGATTAGACATCCATATGTAGAAAAAGGAAAACCTATTCCTACACCACTTAAAAGATGGGGAGATATGGCTATGGGTGGTAGCTTACCAGGTTCTGTAGGATTCACGTACGCACGTGTAGCTGGTAGTGCTCCTAGTAATGGTAAGTATGCTAAGAAGACAAAAGCTTCTGCACAGAATGGTAAAGAGATGAAGTTCTACCAAGAAGGCTTTGATTTCAAACCTAACAGTATTGCTCAGGATGGTGAAGCTATTGTAGACCCAATGGGACAATGGGCACACCCAGGAGAAGTAACTATAATACCAGGTACAGACATAACAATGGAAGGTGTAGATTATCCCGTACTAGGAATATCTGATACAGGGGATACACAGATGATGTATCCTGGAGAAGACTATGATTTTGATGGTGAATATGTTACAGAATATCCAATGATGCAAGAAGGTGGGTGGTTGAGTAAATATCAAGAAAAAGCTCCATCAGATGCTACAAGAGTTTCTGCTCCTGTAAAAGTTCTTACTAAGAAAGAACAAGAAGAGAATGCTAAGATAAATAAAGAAACTCAAAAAAGAACTGAAGAACGCAATAAGCAAATAATAGCTGAAAGAGCAGCCAAAAGAAAAACAAAAGGGGATGTAAATGTTCCTGGTAGTTTTAATCTAACAGAGAAGCTTAGATTGTTTCCTGAGAATGTTGGTGGTGTGGGAGAAATGATTGATAAGTATTTAAACCCAGGAACAGTTGTAGGTACATTAGCAGATAGTCTAGGAGAATCAATTGCTGCAAGAAGTCCTGAAGGTGTTGCTGCAACATTAGCAATGACTACTGGAGCAGGAGCATTAGGATTTGATCCACTAAGCACCATGATTAAACCTGCAAAATCACTAGATAAATATCTTACAGAAAAGATAGCTTTAAAGAATAATTATAAATCAAAACTTAATCCTTATAGTTCTGTTCCTGGAAGTAGAGACTTAGCTATTAATAACATACTAGAAAGTCCTATTGATGAGTATAGAAATTTGGATGTATTTTTACTTGCTAAAGATACACAGAAACAGGTTGAGAATGAAATGATTAGAAGATCTGGCATTGAGAATAAAGCACTTGGAGAAATTGAAGGATCAAATTTAGGAGTTCGTAGATCATCACCTATTAGTAAATATAAGTTTTCCAATGAACCATATAACCCATTCTCAGAGTATGGGTATGGAGCATATGATGAACAAGCTTTAAAACAGTCTTACTCAGATAGTTTTGATGATTATGTAAGGTGGAAACAAAACATGCTAAAGAAACTACCAAAGAATAAAAATGGTGGCTGGTTAAACAAATACAAATAAAACACACAAACGTTCAATATGAAAGATCAAATCCTTAAGATCGCAAAAGTTAAATCTGAAAAGGAATTCTATAAGAAGTTTCCTACAGAAGAAGCATTCATGGCTAAATATGGTAAACAGCTTAAGAAAGCTGCTATGGGTAAAGCTATGGTTGCTAGACAGTTAACTCAACTAACTGACTTTGCTAATCCTCCACAGGCTCAAGTGGGTACATTCATGGGCGGTGAACAAGACGTTAATAACAATGTTTCTTTTGCTGACATATATGATGCTACAGATTATCAGACCACAGGTATGACTAATCAAATGAGAGATGAACAAGCTAACGTTCAAGCTCAGCAACAAATGGCTGCTAACTCTGGTGGTGAAGATAAGACCAATAAAACTGTAAAGGATATAGGTAGTATTGCTAATCTAGCTATGATGTTCATGAAAAAAGGTGGTAAGGTGCCTAAGTTACAATTTGGACCTACTCAACCTCTTATGGGTGGTGGTCCTACTGGTGCTGGTATGTATGCATTACAACCAGGAGCTAATCCTAGTAATGCTTCAGTGCAACAAGGATATGCATATGATCCAAGTGGTGGACAAGATGATGGTGGGGGTAATGATTTATTAGGAACAATAAGTGATTATGTTCCAGGTGCTCAACAATTAGTTGGTAACTATCAGAAGATAAGAGGTGCAATTAAGGCTAGAGAGAAATCAAATCAGTTTGTAGACTTAAGTAGACTTTCAAAAGAAGCTGCTGGTACAAGAGGAGAAATAAGTAAACGTAGATATGTTAGACCTGAGGATATGAGATTTGATCCTTATCAAATGAACAAACCTAAAGGTGAAGGTACTGACTATTTACAGCTGGAAGATGGTGGTGAAGTTGGAGGTAATGAAACTGAGATTCAAAACACCTATGCTCCAAACACAATCTACACAAACCTTGAATATACACCGTTGCGTGATACTAATATTAAACAGTTTCAAGATGGTGGATTTTTGGATACATTTAATAATACCATAATGCCTGGTGTGAATATTGCAACAGATTTGACCACTGCAATTATTAACTCTGGAACTAGAAAAAGAAATCAACAAGGTTTCCAAAACTTAGGAATGTCTGCTTTACAACAAGGAGCTCAACAACTTCAGAGTCAAAATAGCGGATTCATGGAAGATGGTGGATGGGTAAGTAATGATTGGCAGCCACAAGTGATTGCTACATTTGGTGAACATAAAGTGAAAGATCTCCTTAAGCCTCCTCATGATGCAGATATGTTAAGAGCTGGTGGTCACTTAAAAGAATACACCCCTCCTAGTGCAGCAGCTATGTCTACAGAAAGACCTGACTTCCAGATGGGTGGTGAACTCCAAACACATTGGGGTGGATACACAGAACCTGCTTCTCAAAATCCTTATCTACCAGATGGTGGTATAACATACATGCCTAGAGGAAACTATCATTCTCAAAGTGATGGTAAGGGTAATACAGGCATTGGTATCACTTATGGTGATAATCCTGTAGAAGTAGAAAGAGGTGAACCTATGGTTAAACTTGAAGATGGTGGTACAGGGGAAAAGAACCTAGTGGTACTTGGTGCTCTTGATATTCCTAACTACGCTTTAGCAGATCTTAAAAAGGATGCTAAGGGTAAGAAGTTTAAAACCTACGGTACAGAACTAACTAAAAATACTAATAAACAAAACAAAATGGTTAGTAAAGCTACAGATAAGTTACAAGACTTAGAACTGCTTACACCATTTGATAACTTAGAAATGAATTCATTACAAGCACAAATTCTTGGTGGTAATATGAAATTAAAAGATATTGCTGCTGAAACAGAAAAACTTGGTATATTACAACAAGCTATTCATGACTCTGCTAAAGAGTTTGGATATGAGGATGTAGCTAAGTTTAATAAGGATGTTAAGGCTAATAAGGTTCAAATTGGAAACTCTCAACCTGACACAGAAAAAGCTCAAAAAGGAGGTAAGTTTAAAATCAAAGGTTCAGGAAAATATCCACTTGACTATAGTCCATTAGGTGAAACTGAAAACCCTATTTTCACTGCTGGAAGATATGAAACAGAATGGAAACCTAAAGTTGAAAAAGCTTTTTCCGATCCAACTTCTGCTAAAGAAATTATTAAGAGTATAGAAAACTATACAGGTGAAGGTGCTGCAGCAGCTAAAAAAGAACTAGCAAAAGCTAAAACATTTGAACAAAAAGTTAAGCGGGCTAAGGATTTAGCTACAGATTCAAGAGTAGGGGTTTATCACGATATAATGAATAACATTATAGATAAAGTGACTAATAAAAGTACACCTACTACAGAAGATACCTTTCAGTATAATCCATTAATTCCTGTTACAGTAAGTTCTACAATAAAGAAACAACCTATTATTGAAGAAGCAGAAATTCCAAGAAAATATAAATGGCGAGATATATACAATGCTGCTCTTCCTTTTGTAAGACCTACTAATCAGATTCCTTTAGATCCTACACAACTAGCTGGAGAGATGTTTGCATTGTCTGCTAACCAAGTAGAACCAGTGTTTGCACAGAGTTATAAGCCTATGCTAAGCACTCCATTTGATATCTCTCTACAGGATCAATTGAATGCTAACCAAGCAGACTACAATGCTACACAGAGGTTAGTAGGATATAACCCAGCTGCTCTAGCTCAATTAAATGCTCAGAAGTATGCAGCTAACTCTGCTGTTCTAGGACAACAAACTAGATTAAACCAGGCTGAAAAAGCTCGTGTTTATGAGGCTAATAGGAACATTTTAAATGATGCTCAGCTTAAGAACATAGGTATCTATGATCAACAAATGGTTAGACAGTCACAAGCCCTATCTAATACCAAAGCTCAAACACAAGCAGCTCTTAATTCTATTTCTGATAAATACAGTAAAAATCTATTAGAAAATAGAACAGCAGGTATATACGAGAACCTTTACAACTATAGATATGACAATAGAGGTAGAGCTATTAACATGAACCCTTTAGTTGATTTCCAAGCAATGATTGATAATGCTAGCCCTACTGACTTAGCTGCTATGAAAGCTAATCTAGATAAGAAGACAGCTAAAGCTAAAGAAACAACAGCAAAAAATGGCAATGTTGTCAAAGCTATTAAAAATCTATAACTAATTCAATTATACCAGATTAACAAAAATCATTAGAACTCTTGGTATATATAATAATTTAAATTACATTTGCTAATCCAAATATCATGGCATCATTTACCGACCAAATATCACAATTTAATCCCTACGTACAACAATTGCCTATTGAGGCAATGGTTCAGGTTGGCATGGAGAAACAAAAGCGTTACGATGAGGGTCTCCAAAAGATTCAAACTAACATAGACAATATTGCTGGACTAGATGTTATTAGAGATGTGGATAAGTTATATTTGAAGTCTAAACTGAATCAACTTGGAAGTAGCCTTAAAAATATAGCTGCTGGTGATTTTTCCAACTTCCAACTTGTCAACTCTGTAGGAGGTATGGCTAATCAGATTGTGAGAGACCCTAATGTTGTAAATGCTCTTTCTTCTACAAAAGCATATAGGAAGGGTATTGAGGATATGAATGCTCTTATAAAAGAGGGAAAGGGTTCAGCCTCAAGAACTTGGGAATTTAAGACTAAAGCTAATGAGTGGTTAAATAGTACTGAATTAGATTCAAGATTTGATGCTACCTACAAACCATATACTAATTACAGAAAGAATGCCACAGAGGTAATCAAAGGACTCACTGGAGATAGCACTATCAGAGATGATGCTTTTGATATTGATGCTAGTGGTAATCTTGTAATTAAAGATGCAATGACTCGTAGAAAGCTTGCTGGTATTTCTCCAGAGAAGATTCAACAGGCTCTTCTCGTAGGACTTTCTCCTGATGATTGGGAACAAATGTCAGTGGATGGTAGATACAACTATTCAAATGCTGATGATCAAACATTTGCAAACTCTGTAAGTGCTTCTTACAAGAGTAAGTATGATGCGTTTGCTAAGCAAAAAACCATTCTCGAGAATGCAAAATCTTCCACTCCTTCTGCTGTAGAAAAGACAAAGCTTGACCAGAAGATTGAGGAGCTTGACAAAATGTTAAAAAACGTTCAAGAAGAATACAATAG